AAAGAGTTTCATTCAGACCTAAGAAGAATTAGATATATTCATAGATTGATCTGTAAGTACGAAAAAACCGGAGACATAAAAGAAAGATTGATGTTAAATCATTTAATATCATTCTATAATTACTTTGATGTCGAATCCGCAACCAAAATGCTCTTCTTTAAGTTGCCAGAAAAATACTGGCCTCAATTAAAAACTTTTCTTTTGTATTTAAACTATATGCCAACGCATATACATAATATTAGAACATCTCCTGTGGATTCTTCTCGTATTATGATAGATTTTACAATAGTTGAAAAGTTGAGAAACATATGAAAACTTATAAAGTAATATTGTCTGAGTCTTCATTTGTTTTTAATGTTGGTTTTTTGTATTTCTTTTTAAAAAAACTAACAACACCGTTCGAGAAAACAAAAGCATACAAACTTGGAATCATAGACGATCAAGGTAAAAACTTAATTCCAAGAAAAAGGTTCACCACAACAGAACAAGAAAATGCATACACATTATTTGATGTTGTCATTTTTAATATCAAAAAGATGATAGAAAAATTACCATTCGGCAAGAGTCGTATTGCCACATTTGCCGCCGCATTGTGGCTACTAAAAGAAGAAAAGAATGTCAATTCATATTTGAAAGAAAATGTGGTTGAGTCAAAATTTTTAAACTTTTTGGATGAAATTGAATCTTGTGATAATGTAGAAGAAATATTAAATTCACTTGAGTCTGAATTGAAGAAAGAAGATGCTCCGGTCAATAGTGTTGCCGGTGGTGGTGTTCAAATGTATTCACCTCCTCTACAAATGGTCTCAAGAAAGAAAAAAAAGTTTGCAAATTTCAAATAAATGTTGTTATAATACAATTATTAGTTACATTTATTAATCTGAAACTACAGGAATCTTATGAGTGAAAATGATGATATCACATTAAAATACGAAGATGTTGCAAATTTAGAAGAAGGAAAGATATATCCATTCTATGGTGTCATCACCAAAATATTAGAAGAAGAAAACGAAATAATCACTAAATTCCAATTAAACTTTGAATCAATAGTCTCCGTTGATCTGAGAGGTCAAAAAGATTATTCCGATACCATAAAACAAAGAATTTTTGAGCCAGGAATCTTTATGTCAACTTTTCACGGTGTGGAAGGTGGCGTTCCTAATCTGAGCTGTTCGACAATAATTTTTGGAAAGAGACAGGAAACTCTAGAACAATGAACACAAAAGAAGTAATCTCAATCTTACAAGAAAATATATTAGAAACTAAAGATAATATTTTTACCAAGTTTGAGCGTGATCGGTATTTAAGCGTGTTGTCTAAACAAATAGAAATATTAAATGAAGTTAAACAAATGCTGACCGAATCTGCGGACAAGCAAGAAATATTTAAAATGGGATTAATAATTATTTCATTATCGTATATGGTGGACGATAATGTTGAAATGCCTTCTACTATGATCAATTAATGCGATTAGCATAAATAATTATAGTTTGTTTTACTTATTCACCCCACTATGCAGGCCATATTCATATATAACAACTTAAAGGTTGATACTTTTAATTTAAGAGATCAACCTTTTCCAGGATTTGAACTATTAACTTGGGAACACGAAAGTTATATTCACGGTACCTTATGGGACATAGGACTAGATGCTGGTTATACAGAAATTGGCATAGATAATGTCTATGGTCAAATTTGGCTAACCGATTCTATAGATCCATTGCAAGAATTGTCATATTTTCTGGGATATCCAAATAGAACTTATCAGAAGAAAATGAGAGCCATTATTAATGATGATAATAACTTGATCAAAGAACAAATTGATGCTACAGTATACATACTGAAAGAAATAAGACCCGAATACAAAAGAATTAATGATGGAAAATGGTTCCTGAAAAGAGGATAATATGGACCCCGCTTTGTTATATGCCGCACTATTTAAGTTTGTTAGAAGTAAAGTCTTTGCTTACGGCTTAGTTTCACTGTCTCTTTTTGGTTGGTACAAGTATACAGATTGGACTATCAAAAGTCTAAGAGATAAAACCGAACAACAAGCAATAGAAATTAGAACCTTGAACGAAGCACTGAATAATGTTCGACAAGATTATGAGAACGTTACAAAAAGTATGAAAAGATTGGAAGTAGAAAAGGAAAGAAGCGTATCTAAGTTAGAAGAATTGCGTAAGACTATCTACAGAGAGAATCAAAAGAAAAAGAGTTTAGAAGAACTTGCAAAAAGTAAAACACCTATGGTGGAAAAGCGAATAAACGAAGCGACCGAAAAGAAATTAAAATGTTTTGAGAAATTAGTTAAAGGTGAATTATGCGAAGATTAATTCTAATTTTAATCATTTTATTTTGTGGTTGTTCCGCACATTCAAATAAATTGCCACACAATAAACCAAAATTAAATCTAACTCTACCGGATGAGTTAAAACTAGACTCTGTTAAATTTATTGTTGTACATAAAGACAACGTAGAAGAAGTTTTTCGTCTTATGGAATCCAAAGGAGAAACGCCTGTACTAATAGGATTGACCGGCGATGACTATAAAAATTTATCTGTAAACATACAAAAGATAGAAAATGTATTGCGTGAATACAGAAAAACTGTTATTCTGTATAAAGAATATTATGAAAAATAATAATTATAATGTTTTATCTAGATCAAAAGTATTTGATGATTCTATCAACCTCTCTGAGTAGATTCTCGGATAAGGGTAATCACGTATATAATTGTAGATGTCCTCTCTGTGGCGATTCTCAAAAAAACAAATTAAAAGCCAGAGGTTACTTTTATGAAGTCGATAAAGGTATAGCATATAAATGTCACAACTGTTCATATAGTGGATTTTTCAGTCAAGTTTTACAGCAATTAAACCCTACATTATATTCTCAATACTCACTTGAGCGATTGAATGATTCTCCGATAAAATCGATTCAACCGAAGAAGGAAAAGGTTGAAACCAAATATAAAGATATAAATTTAAAAACTCTATACGATAGTAAAGATGACGTTACAAGATACGCATTAGCTCGTGGATTAAAACTTACAGCGATAAAGAGGGTATATTCTTGTCCTAACTTTAGACGGTGGTGCGTTGAACAATTTGGCGAAAAATATTCAAAAGTTTCTGAATCTGCAAAGTTGCTACTACCTTTCTATGACATAGAAGGTAATCTAGTTGGCGCACAAGGTAGAAGCATAGATCCTAAAGAAAATTTAAGATACGAAACCGTAAAGCATCCAGAAGTAGAGTCTATGATTTTTGGACTCGATCAATGGAATAGAAATATTACCACAAAAATTGTTGAAGGTCCAATTGATTCTTTGTTTCTGAAGAATGGTTTAGCCGTTGCATCTTCCGATTTAAAGAGAGCGAAGAAGATACTACCACAACTTAATATAGAGAATACGGTTTTTTGTTGGGACAATGAACCTAGAAGTCGAGAAATTGTTAAACTGATCGAAGAAGCAATTGATAATGGTTTTCGTGTTTTTATATGGCCAAATAATATACTAGGTAAAGATTTTAATGATGTTGCAAATACGGGCGTTGACATCGAAAGAATGATAGAAGATAATACATTTTCGGGTGTTAGAGCACGACTAGAATTTACTAGATGGAAAAAAGTTTGAGGTAATATGACAGAAATCAAAGTGCTTGATAAAGGATTTGTCAGATTAGTCGATCATATGGGCGATGATAATACTATCGCAAGATCTGCTAGAGTTTCATATGCTAAGGGTACAAAGAGCGTACAAGATGATAAAAACTTAATTCGATATCTGTGGAGGAACAAGCACACAAGTCCATTTGAAATGGTAACATTCACCTTCCACGTAAAATTGCCAATTTTTGTCTCTAATCAGTGGGTTCGTCACAGAACTTGGTCCTTTAATCAGATATCTGGTAGATATTCTGAGATGCCAGACGAATTTTATGTACCGCAAGAAGAGCATTGTACCTTTCAAAATCCAAACAATAAACAAGGTGGTACGAATGATCAGATAACTACTTTGAACATTAAGAATCCTAATGATTGGTGGGATTGTTTTACTCCAGAAGAAATGGCAGATTCTTGGTCTTGGAAAGAAGTGTTTGAGAATGAACAAAAAACTATTCGCAATCAGTATGAAAAACTACTCGGTACTGGAATGAGAAGAGAACTGGCTAGAATTAATCTGCCATTGTCTCAATATACCGAAATGTACGCATCCGTAGATTTACATAATCTTTTGCATTTCTTGAGACTAAGATTAGACGATCATGCACAATATGAAATAAGAGTTTATGCTGAAGCATTACTAGAATTAATTAAACCTATAGTTCCTGTTACTGTAGAATCATTTGATGAATATACTTTACACTCTATGCAATTACATAAAAAAGATATAGAAGCACTAAAAATTGTATTGCGTGATGTACTGAAACATGATACTCTCTCTTCGGAAAAAATAGAAACTTTGACTAAATCATTATTTGAAAATAAAAGAGAATTTTCTGAATTTATTTCAAAAATTAATAAATTAGTTTTAGGTTAGTTCTATAAATACATCACATTGTTTTTTAGTGTGTTAATTATGAAATCATTTTCCTCATTCATCACAGAAAAGAAATCTATTAGTAAAGAATTCGCAAAGAAAGTTGGCGACGAGCTAAACGTCAATTGGAATGATATAGATTTAGAGCAATTAAGAAAGGGAATGGAAGTCGAACAAGAACACGACGATAGTTCCGAAACTGATGTTATTCCAGGTTCACACGATTTTCATAAGATTGCAAAAGTTGCATTAGCACATCTCAAAGAACTTCCTGATTATTATGATCGTCTTGCAAAGATGGAAAAATAATACAATTCTTTTTTTTATACTTGGGGGTTATTATGTCGAAGTCTCTTCCTACGGACTACCAGACTTACATTCATTTGAGTCGATATTCAAGGTGGTTGCCAGATAAGAATCGAAGGGAAACATGGGAAGAAACGGTCAAGAGATACTTTGACTTCTTCGATAAACATCTAAAAGAAAATTTTGCATTTTCATTCTCATTTGAAGAAAGGAAAGAACTAGAAGAAGCAGTATTAAATTTGGAAGTAATGCCCTCGATGAGAGCTTTGATGACAGCAGGGCCTGCATTGGAGAGATGTCATGTTGCCGGATACAATTGCTCCTTTATTGCAATCGATACACCTAGAGCATTTGATGAAATTCTATATGTTCTAATGAATGGAACTGGCGTAGGTTTTTCCGTTGAAAGACAATTTGTGAGTAAACTGCCAGAAGTTCCAGAAGAGTTATACGAAACCGATACTACGATAGTTGTAGCTGATAGTAAGATTGGATGGGCGAAAGCATTGAAAGAATTAATTGCAATGCTTTACACCGGACAAATTGCGAGATGGGATGTTTCTAAGGTAAGACCTGCGGGAGCACCATTAAAAACCTTTGGTGGTAGAGCATCTGGTCCAGAACCATTAGTTGAATTGTTTAAATTTTTAATTAGAATATTCAAGCAAGCTAGAGGCCGCAAACTTCAATCCATAGAATGTCACGATATCGTTTGTAAGATTGCCGAAATTGTCGTTGTAGGTGGCGTTAGAAGATCTGCCCTAATATCACTGTCCAATCTATCTGATGACAGGATGAGACACGCCAAGAACGGACAGTGGTGGATAGAAAATCCACAGAGAGCACTTGCGAATAATTCGGCCGCATATACCGAAATGCCAGATGTAGGTATTTTTATGGATGAATGGAAATCTTTGTACGATAGTAAGTCCGGAGAACGTGGAATATTTAATAGAATGTCCGCACAAAAACAAGCAGACAAGTTTGGACGAAGAGAATCTAATCATAATTTTGGAACAAATCCTTGTGGTGAAATATTGTTGAGATCTAATCAATTTTGCAATTTGTCTGAAGTTGTTATTAGATCTACAGACAGTAAAGAAGACTTACAAAGAAAAGTAAAAATAGCAACAATACTAGGAACTATTCAATCAACGCTAACCGACTTCAAATATATTTCCAAAAAGTGGAAATTGAATTGTGAAGAGGAAAGACTACTTGGCGTTTCGTTGACTGGTATATTAGACAATAACTTTACTGCACACGCCACGGAAGATCTAAAAGACTTCTTGAAGGATATGAGAAATTATTGCATAGAGATTAATCATAATTTGGCAGAAAAACTTGGCATTAATGCATCTGTTGCCACAACTTGTATTAAACCATCTGGTACAGTTTCCGCTCTGGTTAATAGTGCATCTGGTATACATCCAAGACACTCTGAATATTACATCAGAACAGTTAGGGCCGACAATAAAGATCCATTGTGTCAAATGATGAAGGATATGGGATTTCCGCATGAAGCGTGTGTGATGAGACCGGATCACGTTACTGTATTTTCCTTTCCAATTAAATCTCCAGAGAAATGTTTGACAAAGGAAGATTTAAATGCTATAGATCATCTTAGTCTATGGCAAACATATTATGAAAACTGGTGCGAACATAATCCATCGGTTACTATATCGGTAAAGGAAAATGAATGGATTGAGGTATCATCTTGGGTTTATAAAAACTTTAGTCAGATATGTGGAATTTCGTTTTTACCTTATAGTGATCACGTGTATAAGCAAGCACCTTTTCAAGAATGTACAGTAGAAGAATATGAAGAACTGTCTAAGAAGATGCCTAAAAATGTAAATTGGAGTAGTAAACTTTCTGAATACGAAAAAATTGATACGACAACTTCTTCACAGGAATTTGCTTGCGTTGGAAATAATTGTGAAATTTCATAGGAAGTGATATGATATGTTCGCCTTGTACAAAATCGTGTAGCTTAAAACGTGGAATTTGTCTGGGCTGTTATAGAACAATAAATGAAATAACATCTTGGTCACATTCAACTGACGAAGAAAAGTTGAAAATAAATGAAAGAGCTTCTTGGAGAAAAACGATGAGTTTTCAATCTATGACTGATGAAGAAATTTTACTGAATTCAGTATGTGAATTTTGTCATAGAACTACTTATGAAGTTCAACATTGGAGCAAGGCGAGCATCGACGATAAGAGGAGGATAAACTATATGGCAAACTGGAGAGCAAGTTTGTCCTCCACTTGTTGTGATAAGTGTAAAACACAAAAATATCCAAATAATGTTTTTAAATATAATAAATCGAATCTCTGTAAGATTTGCGAAAACTTGGTGAAAGAACCTTTGAATGAAGAAGAATAAGTATGTAACGATTGGCATAGATTTATCGATTACGTGTCCCGCCATAACTGTACACATAGGTAAAAAGTGGAATTGGAAAAATTGTATATTCCACTACTATACTTCAAATAAAAAATCCGTGTTCGGCGATAAGAGCTTTGTAGGAACACACTATGCCGATTGGCAAACCGATATGGAGCGATATGGCAATATATCAAACTATATTCTTTCTATAATAGAAAAATATTCACCACAATCAATCAATTTGGAAGGATATTCATTCGGTTCAACTGGTCAAGTATACAATATTGGTGAAAATGGCGGAATATTAAAATGGAGATTGTTTTCTGCTGGATATTCTTGTAATATTGTACCACCCACTGTAGTTAAAAAGTTTGCCACTGGAAAGGGTAATGCAAATAAAAGTTTAATGTACGATCATTTTGTTCTTGACACAAATTTGAATTTGTGTGATACTTTGAATTGCAAAACTTCGGATAAGAGTCCGTGTTCGGATGTTGTGGATTCATACTTTATTTGCAAATATGGACTTTTTAATTAGGAATGTCAAATGACAAAAGCATCAAAATATGGATTGGATATAGATTCCTTTTCTGTAGATAGCAAACTAAGCAATCAAGAAAATTATCAAAAAATTGCACAAGAACTTGCACAAATAAATGCATTTCAAGAAATTATTGAACAATATGTGGCAAAATTATTGACAGATAATGTTGGTAACTTTGTTTCAATGTTGTTGAGCGGTTCTTCATTTTCTTCTATTTTTTCGGGAGGAGGTAATAGCGAATTTAAAAATAGTTTTGCTACGGGCATTTCCAATGCAATTAATGATCCAAGTAATATAGCAGTAAAGACTGCACTGGCAGATTATTTAAATGCGTATTTTGGACTTACTCCTACTACACCAATAGAACCAATTGAGTAAATTATATGACCAAAATTGTTTTTGATTTAGAAACTACTGATTTATTTCCTTGCGGTCAAATTTTAAATTACGCATTTGTTTGTTTACACGATGATGGAAGACGAGAAGAATTGATTGGTGATATCGAATTGAGTCCTGGACAATTACCATCAGTAGATGCCATAAACACAACAAAGATTAATATATCAGATCATCTTCAGGGAAAACTTGACGATGAATTTCAAGCTATGTCTAAAATACATTCGTTTTTGATTAATATAATAGAAAATAGTCAAAAACAAGTAGTTATGGTTGGACACAATATTGCAAAGTTTGATTTGCATTTTCTCAGAACGTCATTAATAAGAAACGGATTCAATCCTTATTTTGGACGAAACTTAGCATTTGCCGATACAATACACTTAGCAAAAAAGTACTGTGTTTTGCGTCCAGATAGAATACCTTCAAATTTTAAATTGTCTACTTTAGTGAAAGAATGGTTAAATTGTGATGATCAATCTTTTCACAACTCACTTTCCGATGTAGAACACACAATAAATTTATTAAACTTCTTCGAGGAAGATGCGAAACTTACTGTAAATTTTAATACGTATGAAAATGTCAAGTTTTCTAAAGAAGAATTACCTGCAACATATATTGCTACGTTTAAGGGTGGTAAGCTGATAGAAACGCCAGTTGTAAAGATATCTGAAAATAGAAGTTATTCTTTGTGGTTGGATCTTTCTGTCGATTACAAATCTTTGGGCAGAAGTGCCGTACATTGGTTTAAAAAAGATTTGTCATCTTTTATTCCATTGCGTAGATATACAAATAAAAACGAAATTATTGCTGCTATGAATTTCGTGCACAGTGAAGAGCAATCCTATTACAACGTTGAAACATTTTTTGACAAACAAGTGTGTGATGTAGAAAATCACATTTATTTGATGCCATATTCTGAAATAGAAATTGTTAGAAAAGCGATACACGAAAATAAACTTCAAGGTTTAGAAACGGCAAGTGATTATGCTAAAAAACTTTATATGCGTTCTATGATGAGGCGTGGTAATGAATCTATATTAAACAAATATGTTTCAAATAGATACTTCAATAAACAATTTGTCACAGATAAAAGTGATGTAAACATCACACATTGGACTTTGCAAGAACAATATAAAAAAGCGTTGGAATTAAAATCCAGAGAAAGTTCTAATCATATTAATAGTTTAATAGAATTGTATGAAAATTTTGCAAAAAAGTTTGATTATGCTTTAGAGTCGTGTTAATATATAATAGTATTAAATAGAGTTTTCCTATGGATTTAAATTTTTGGACAATATCGATAGCCGGTGCGTTCGTAGTAGGCTTGGTGTTGGGTTTTGTGTTACAAGACATGATTCATGTCAACCATATCGAATCGAATGTTAAGGCAAAGCTGAAGAAAGAGAGAATGCACATCTGGGTATCGGCTTGGAGATATTGTATTTTTCGTGTAACGGATGAGTGGAACAACAATGTAGAAGCATTTGCCATTCGTTGTGCTGAAGATACATTCGAGGATTGGCACAAAACATTAGAAAAATAGGAATCTCCATAATTCGGAGATAAAAATGCTAATTATAGATTTTAATCAGATCATCATCTCATCGTTGATGGCACAATTAAAGAGTGACAAGACAAAAGAAATAAATGAGAATTTAGTAAGACACATAGTACTATCAAACATACTACATCTAAAGAAAAAGTTTCCAGAATACAGAGAAATTGTTTTAGCTGCCGACGATAAAAACTACTGGCGCAAAGATTTTTTTCCATACTACAAAGCACAAAGAAAGAAGTGGAGAGACGATTCCGAATTTGATTGGAATTTAATTTTTAATTGTCTAAACAAGATAAGAAACGAAGTCTCGGAAACCTTTCCGTACAAAGTAATACGTGTCGAAAAGGCCGAAGCTGATGATATTATCGCCACACTATCAATAGATAAATCTCGTTCTGGTGAAAGTGTGATGATAGTTTCCGCTGATAAAGATTTTGTGCAATTGCAGAGGTTTGATAACATCAGACAATATTCACCATTTATGAATAGGTTCTTGAATCATCCAAATCCTTTGGAATTTTTAAAGGAACACATACTACAGGGTGATAGAGGTGATGGTGTGCCAAACTTCTTA